CCAACACACGCTCGCTCGCCGCCGCAATCGGTTTCGGGATAGCCATACATCACGCCCTTTCGTTTCTTGCTCAGGTGGTACAAGACTTCACCTTTCATAAAGACAACGTATCAATCTTGTTCAGGTGGTGCAAGGTTTTATTTTACTTTTCTTGTACTAGGACAATCCTGTCTAAGAAACACGGGAGCATTGTCCCGCAAAGATGTATCTTTGTAAGTGTTAATTTTTGCAATGGTTTACAACAGAAAAATTAAGAAAAACTAAGGAGCATTGTCCCGCATTGTCCCGACCTGCCTCGGCGTTGATAATCAAGGACTTATGACTATTATTTCTTCTAAAAGACAATGGTCAAGAGAAATCACAGTAAAAATGAACGAGGGGAGGGTATGCCCCCTGCATACGGCCAAACAACCCGAAAATGCCTGCCAGCATTGTCCTGATTGTCCCTCCCCTATAAACATTGATTGAGATGGGGACAATGCCCGGGACAATGCTATTCCGTCTTGGAAACAAAGGGTTTCGTGATAGGCGATGCGGTTTGACTCAATGTTTATAGTGTTGAGATGAATTATGCGGTTTCGGGGGTTGATGTGGAGCGGGGTTGATAGGGCGGCTTTGGGCGTGGCAGGGCAACGGGTCCTTCTGGGCGACCCAGGAACGGGTCAGGTTCCGGAGGACCCCTTCTCAGCGCGTATGTACAAAATTGAACAAGGGGCAAAAATGTCAGACATGACGAAAGAACCAAATGTGACCAAACAGTCCGAAAAGTGGGTGACGTTGACAGAGGCGGCGGGGGTCGTGGATCGGTCCGTGCCGACCCTCTCGTCGATGTGCTCGCGGCGGAAAATCAAGGCGCGGAAATCCGACGGCAAGTTCCCGCTATCCCGGATCGTGGAGGAGGTTGAGGCCTCTGCGCTACGGGACCTCCGCCACCCGTCGCACACGGGCGGGCCGCGCGGTGAGTTGAAAGACGAGAAATTGCGGGAAGAGATCGGCATCCTGCGGGCGAAGCGGGCGGAGTTAGAGGGGCGGTCGGTCCCGCGGGAGGAGGCCCTCGGCAGCGCGCGCGAACTGGTGGCCCTGTTTCGCGACGTGTTCAGCCAGTGGGTAGGTGCGGTCAAGGTAATGACAAACGACGTGCGCCTCGTGGCGGAAGCGGAGCGGTTGCGGGACCGGGCGTTGGCGACCATGCAGGAGAAACTGCAATGATAGCGGAATGGCCCGCCGCGCTGCGCCCCTTGTTGGCGCCGCCACCCCGTCTCAACGCATGGCAGTGGGCCGAGGCAAATGTGGATTACGCGCGGGTCCGCAACTACGACACCGAATGGAAGGGGCCGTATTCGGCGGACTACATGCCCTATTGGCGGGAACCAATGGAGGCGGCTACGGACCCCGCCGTCCGGGAGGTGTGGGTGCTCAAGTGCAGTCGGTCCGGGGGGTCGGAGAATGTGCTGCTGACCCCGATGCGATACACGGTGGCGTGTTGCCCGGTGCCGACGCTCTACATTTCCGGGCAGCAGGCGAGCGTGGAGAAATTCTTGGAGACCCGTATCAAGGCCGGGATGGGCTTGGCGGCGGATACGGCGGCGGCCTTCGCGCGGGCCCGGAAGCGGGAACACGAGGTCATGTTCGAGACTATGGACCTGGTGGGCGCGTGGCCGGCGAACAAGATGGCTTTCAAGCAGTCCGGTTTTGCGTTGGTCCTGGCTGACGAGGTGTCGATATGGCCTGAGTACGCGGCGGATATGTTGCGGGAGCGCATGGCAAATTATGCCTTCCCGCACTTGCTGGGGATCAGCAGCCCCGACCCCGGGCAGAAGCGAGGCAGCGATGAGGATCCCATTTTCGTGGAGTACGGACAGACGGACCAGCGCAAATGGTTTTGCAAGGATCCCCGGACAGGCAACCCGTTTGTTTTCCGGCTGGGGTTGGCGGATTCGGTTGACGGATTGCGGTGGGATCCCGCCGCGAAACGGGCGGACGGGTCGTGGGATTTGCGGATAGTGGAGGAGACCGCGCATTACATCACCCCCGACGGGACGCGGATTGACGACGCGGACAGGCTGGCGGTTGTCCGGGCTGGGGAGTGGCGTGCGACGGCGACGGGGATGACCGGGCGGCGTGGGTATCATGTAACCCGGTTCATGGTGCCCTTCAAGGTTGGGAGCTTCGCGCATATTGCGGTCAAATTCCTGGAAAGCAAACACAAGGGTGTCTCAGCCAACGCCACCAACAAGCAGGGGCTCAAGACGTTTTTTTATGAGTACCTGGCCGAACCGTTTTGGGACACGAAGGAGGAGGCGGGATCGGATGCGTTGCGCGGGCGGGAGGCGGAGTATAAGCGGGGTGAGCGGCTGACCTCCGTGGAGCCGTTCAAGACGTTTTACATCGGACAACAGACGGCGGTCCTGGCGGCCCTTGATATTCAGAAAGACCACTTCTGGTTTGCGGCCCGTGAGTTCGTGGGGTCGGGCGACTCCGGCCTGATTGATTGGCGGCACGCGATCACATGGGGCGACGTGGACGCGGCGGTGGAGCGGCACAAGGTAGACTTCCTGGCGCTGGATATGGGGTACGAGGTCCGGCGCATGGAGGTCTTTGACTACGTGGTGAGCCGGTGCGGCGGCGGGACTCAGTGGGCTATCCCCCTCGCCGGCAAGGACGGCCTTTCGGTTTCGGTGCGGACACAGGAGCAGGATCCCTATCTTGGGGCGAAGGGTGGTAATCGCGGCACGATAGCGACGGCCTTGTGGAACACCGACCAATTCCGAATGTTGCTCATGCAGATGATCCGTGGGGAGTCCACTCAAAAGTGGCGGACGTATGCACCCCTGGAGCGGGACTATGTGGATCAGGTCACGGCCCAGGAGCGGGTGGACGGCGTTTGGAAATTCCGTAAGGGCTGCTCGCAAGACCATTTGTGGGACTGTGAAAACATGATGCTGGTTTTGGCCCGTATGGTGGGGCGGTATCAAAACGAATTTCTCACGTCGGAGTAAAACCCCTCTTTTCCAGTTCCTTTTCTATACCTAATTTGATGAAGGCATCCTCAAAAAGTTGTGAATTTCGTGAGCGTTTTCGTTGTATACCGGCAAAGGCTTTTTTGCAGGCTTTGTGCGAACACGTCCAGCTATTGGGTTGGGCCCTGGTGAATTTTGTACCACAGATTACGCAAGGTTTTTTCAAGAGAAATGCGGCACACGACCCACAATAGACTCCCCATTGGCGGTCAGATATAGGCCGCGGATTGGTGGGCGTGTATGGTTTGAGCTCTTCCCAGCACACGCTGCACCGTTTCGGAGCAGAATTTATATTCATTCGCACCTCTTACACTAGTTACCGACCCCCCGTCAACTTGTTTTTTTTTTTCAGTTGATAAGCGCACTGTAGGTATGGCGACAGCACTCGAAACCGCAATTCAAACGGAAATCACAGCCATGCCTGCGGGGATCCGCAAGGCGTTGGCCCAAGAGAAGTTGACGGAGTACCTCGCAGCGAAAGCGGCGGCGGCTACTGCGTCCTCGAATGATGTCATTTCCTATTCAGCCCCCGGTCGATCTGTGACCCGGCGGTCCGGGGCGGAGTTCCGCACATTCGTCAAAGAACTTGAGACAGAGCTTGCAGACCTCATTTACGGGGGCACGACCTTGATTGATTTCTCCAAGGAGACGACGCGATGAATTTACTTGATCGGGCGATTTCGGCGGTGTCCCCGGAGGCGGGGCTTCGGCGGTTGCAGGCGCGGGCGGAGCTCGGGCAAATGCAGGGCGCCACGACGGTCACGAACAGCACCGGCGGGTATGAGGGGTCGGGTTTTGGGCGGGAGGCGTGGTCCCCGGCGTGGAATCGGGCACTGCAAGCCGATGAGGAAAGCAACCTCAACCGGTATGACCGGGACACGCAGATTTTGACGTTGGAGGATATGTACCGCAATAATGAATTTATCGGCGGTATCGTGGACCGGATGGCGGACTATGTGGTGCATACGGGGATCCGGCCCCAGGCGCAAACCAAATCCCGCGAATGGAACGATGAGTCCGAAAGCTATTTCATGGAGTGGGCGAAGATTGCGGACTACCGTCAGCGCCCGGGCATGGACTTTTGGCGGATGCAGTGGATGTCTGTTGTTGATCGGTGTATCCGTGGGGAAAGCGCGTTTATTCCGCAGGTAAACGGGCAATTGCAGCCGATAGAGACATCCCGGATACGGACCCCCGCGAAGTATGAGCAGGACCAGTCTATCCGCATGGGGGTCAAGTTCAACGAGTCCGGTTTGTGCATGGGCTACTATGTGTGTGACGTGGACAACGTGGGGGCTATCAAGACGGACTCTTATCAGTTCGTTCCGCGCGGTGACATATTCCATATCTCCTACCCGTGGCGCGTAGCCCAGGCCCGGGGTGTTCCGGCCCTGTCGAGGCTTATTAACAAGGTCACGCACGTCCGGGACGCCGACAAATTCACGCTTTTGAAGCTCAAGAATGACGCGCGGATTTTCCTCAAGGAAACCCGCAAGGGCGGGCAAGGTTTCGGTGCGCTGGGTACGCGCAACGCCCGGACCGCGGAGGACGGCAACGGCAACAAACAGCGCATGGAGTCCGGGGAATGGGGGATGCACTGGCATGGGTCTGAGGGTGAGGACTTGCAGAGTTTCGAGGGGCGGACGCCGCATAGCGGCCACGTGCCCTATCTCGAATGGCAATGCAAGACTATCGGCATGGCGCTGGGTCTCCCGTGGGAGTTTGTGCTGATGGTATTCACGGAGGGTAGTTTCAGCGCCCAGCGGACCGCGCTTTTGCACGGGCTCCATAAGTTTATTCAATGGCATAGCGACACCTCCCGGTATTTGTGTCAGCGCGTCTGGAATTGGCGGATAGCCAAGGCGATGAAGGAGGGCGATCTGTCTAAGGCCCCCCTGGTCAACGGCGTTTCCCAGTGGTATCGGGTGGACTGGTCCCTCCCGAATATGGGCTGGGTGGATCCCGAGGCCGCGGCCAAGGCCCAACAGGAGTCCTGGCGGTTCGGCAAGACGAGCCTCAAGCGGATTGCAAACAGCGAGGGTGCGGACCGGACGGACATCTTCGACGAAAAGGCGGAGGACATTTCCGACGCGATTACCAAGGCGGACGAGTTGAACACGAAGCATCCGGGCGCCGGGGTGGTGTGGCAGGACATTATTGGGGTCGGGCAGGCTGCGCCTCCGGCGCCCCCTCCGTCGGTTGAACCGCCGCCTATTAATGAGGCGACAGAACCCCCGAAAGGGAAACCGAAAAAATGAAATTAGCGAACGTGCTTTATAAACTCTACGTGGACCCCTGGGCGATCATGCCGGCGGCCCACGCGAATCTGTGCGCGATTGTGGACGACCATTTCACAGGGCGCGCCCATGAGTCGGGCGGACGTGCGAACACGTACGAGCCCGGCGGTGAAGAAGAACAGGCGGCGGCTCTTTTTCAAATGGTGGGTGCGGACATAGCGCTCATCGAGATCAACGGCGTGATCGGGCGGCGGGTAGGCGCGATTGAAAAGAGTTCGGGCGTGGCTGATGTGTTGGACATCGAGCAGGCGGTGAAAGCGGCGGTGTCCTCTGGCGCGAAGGGAATTCTTTTGTCGTTTGATTCCCCCGGCGGCGTGGTCGCTGGCGTGCCGGAATTGGCGGAAATGTTGGCACAGGTGAACTTGAATGTCCCGATTGTGTCGTATGTGGACGGGCTTTGCTGCTCGGCGGCGTATTGGATGGCGGCTCAGTCCTCCCTGATCGTGTCTGGAAAGACCGCGCAGGCCGGGAGCATAGGCGTTTATCAGGCATTTTTGGACCAGTCGCGGGAGATGGAATTGGCCGGGCGGAAGGTGGAATTGTTTTCGACAGGCAAGTTCAAAGGCATGGGGATTTCCGGGCTGCCCTTGTCGGACGAACAGCGTGCGCTTTTGCAGGCCCGTGTAGATCAGGTGTTCGGGTGGTTCAAGGGCGCGGTTGCGAACGGGCGGGGCAATGTCCCGGACGAGGCGATGCAGGGGCAGACCTATTACGGCGAGGACGCCCGCAAGGTGAATTTGGTGGATGTGGTGGGAAGCCGTGAAGATGCGGTTGAAGAACTCAAGGCCCTGATTGGGCGTAACTGAAAGGACACGATTATGAGCATGGTTAAAGATTTGGAAGCGGCCCAGGGGGACCTTGTGGCACTGCGCGCAGAGTTTGAGGCGGTCAAGGTCAAGTTTGCCGGCGACACCGACGCGGTTGTGAAGGCCCACGGCGACGTGGTTGCCGGGTTGGAAAGCAAGCTGGCGGCCCTGACGGAAGCGAACGGCAAGCTGGTCGCGGACCTTGGTGTGGCGCAGGCGGCTATTGTGGAAGCGCAGGCGGCGGTTGCCGCGGCGAACGCTACCCGCGAGGACGCCCTTGAGAAATTACGCATTGCGGAAAAGAAACTTGAGAACCCCGCTTTTGTGGACGCCTCGATGGCAGGGCGCGCGGCTTTGACAGAGGGCGGTGAGGCTGTGCCCCCGAGTGCGGGATCCCCGACCTGGGCGGAATACAACAAGATCACGGACCCGGCCAAGCGGACGGCGTTCTGGAATGCGAACGAGGCCAAGCTCCGGGCGGAGATGGTGAAGGCGAATCAAGGTTGATGGGCGGACTTATTACAAGGAGATCAAGAAAATGAAGAAACTGTTTTTTGCGGTGTGTGTGTTGGCGGTTGTGGTTGGGTCGGTGTTTGCGGCCCAGGATACGATCACGTCGCAGGATGCGACCAAGACCGGGCTTGAGGTGTTCCGTACGAAAGTGAATGCGAACTTCGGGCGGATTCCGGCCACGATTGCGACGAACGTGACTATTACGGCTGCGGCCCCTGTGACCAATGTGACCGGGTTGGCGTCGTTTGCTACCAATGCGGTGCTTACGCTCCAATATGGGGACGTCGTTTACGGCGATGTGACGAACAGCCTTTTGACGAACGTGACTATCACGGTGCAGAGCGCGACAGCCCCCGCAGTGCAAACTGGCGCGGCCCCGACGATCACCGTTCAAACCAAGACCCCTTGAGGAAACCCCTATGCGTAACACCTTGATACTTCTGGTTGTGGGCGCGATTGCCTCGGCGGTGAACGCGGCTCCCAGCGTGGACCGCGAATTGCTTACCGCTGCGGTGGGGGTGCCTACGCAGGCGGTGAGTGTGACCAGTTCGGATGTTCGGGGGCTGATTGAAGAGATCACCCTGGACGTGCCCGTGGCGGGCGCTACGGGGACGGTTTCGATTGTGGCGACCCCGGAAGTGGGTGCGGCGGTTGTGCTTTATACGAACGCGGCTTTGACGGGGGCGGTTCGTCTGGTTCCGAGGTATGACGGGAATGGGGAGGTCTCTACGAACGGGGGGAATTACATCGTCCTGTGTGGGGACTCTGTGCGGTTTTCTGTTGTACCGGTGAGTGTGACGTCGAATGTGAGTTGGAAGGCTGTAATCAAGGTCACGCGATAGGCGCGGGGCTGAACAAGAAAGAAAGAAGGAAAATCAAATGGCAAATACATTGAATGGAATGGTTGTTGAGAACGTCGCCCGCGAAGGGTTCAAGGCGTTCCTGAAGGGGCTTACCCCGCTGGGCATTTTCTCCACGAACCTCTCGGCAGACATCGCAGAGCAGGGAACTGTGGTCAATACCCGCATCGTGCCCGCGTCGAGCGCGGCTGTGGATCTGTTGACCAATGACACCGCGAGCGGTGACCGTCAGAACTCCGGTATCATCACGGACCTGACGACCACTGGCGTTCCGGTCACGTTGAACCAGCAGCCCATTGCCGGTTTCTCCCTGACGGATTACGAAATGGGGAACATCGCCTCGGGCGTTATGGCCGACACCAAGGAAAAGGCAATCGCCACCAAGGCGTATGCGGTCGCGCATTACGTTTTGAAGTATTGCTTCAACCTCGTGATCCCTGGCACCTATACCAACACGGCGGCTTTCACGGGCGCGGCTTCGGCCTTCGACCTGGACGACGTGGTGGATATGGGCGATGCCTGCGCGCAGTTGGGTTGGACGGCTGATGACGGTAAGAACTACCTCGTCCTCGACACCTCCTACTATGCGGCCTTGAAGAAGGACAACGCGATTCAGGACCTTAGCGCGTCCGGGATCAAGGTTGTGCAGGACGGGCTGTTGCCGAAGTTGGACATGTTCAACGTCCTCCAGGCTCCTGTGATTCGCGATGCGACCACGGCTTACAACGCCGCTAATTACGTGCGTGGCTTTGTGTGTCGCCCCTCGGCAATGGCTGTCGCTATGCGGCAGGTCCCTTGCCAGAGCACGAACGGCAGTACCGAGGTTCGGGTGATGACGGATACCGACACCGGCGCCAGCCTGGTCATGCGGACATGGTACAGCGACCAGTACGCCAAGCGGTTCTTCACCTTCGAGACCCTGTTCGGGGCGGCTGCCGCTCAGGTCACGGCCTTGTCGGTTATCAAGAGCCAGTAACGGAACTAAACGCGGCGCGCCCTGGATAACCCTGGGGCGCGCGGCTTAACAACAAAGCGAGGCATATATGAGAGTCTCCGTAGTCATAGGGAAAGTACGGTCTGGAAATTGGGAAGTATTGGCCCTCCCGGACGTGCAGATTGAAGCGCAAAAGCAACTTGTCAAAGGGTTGATTTTGTCGGGCGGTGTGCAGGGCGAAGGCCGGAAGGCCCGAGCGTTCGAAGAGGTTTTGCGGTTTGACAGTTACACGAAGCGGGCGCGTTTTTCGGGGGCTCCCCGAAAGGCGATCCCTCCGGTGATGGCTGAAATCCCGCCGGCCTGATAGGCACGAAGCGAAAGACAAGGCGGGGGCCGGTGCTAATAGTGCCGGTCCCCTTTTTATTTATGGCAATGAACCTTACACAGATGGCGGCGGACTTGGCGTTTATTGTTGCGGACCTCCCTGACGGGATTGTCATGGATCAGCCGGACGGTCGGACGTTGGTCTGTGTTGCGGGTCCGGCGACGCAATCCCGCAAACTGGACGAGGCAGGCTTGATGCCGGAATTTGATTTGCAGGTAATGGTACAGACGTCCCTCCTTGTGGACGGCGTGGGAAACTCCGCTCCGTTGACTGTGCGGCAGCGGTTCACGCACGCGCGGACCGGGATCAAGTTCAGGATTGAGCGGTTGCGCGACGCACCCGACGGGTTGGCGGTAATCCTCGAATGTGTGCAGGTGACGGCATGAGTGTTTCCCTGCGCCTGGACACGCGGGAGTTTCAGGCGGCTATGCGGGAGTATGTGGAGGCGACGGGGAAAGATTCGGCGGAGGCGCTTAACCGGCAGGGGCGGAATTTTGCGATCAAGTGTATCCAGAAAACCAAGCAGCCGCGTGGGGCGGCGGCTATTCGCGCCCTGGCAGAGGAGCCGTGGTGGCCGAAGTTGGTTTCAAAAGTGATGGGGCAGGCGGCGGGTGGGGGCTCGGCGTCGAAGATGTTTCAAGCACAATGGGCGGCTGCAGAACGTGCAAAGCGGCTCAAGGCCGGCGGGCATAAGGGGTCCTTCAAGCTGGATCGGGAGGAGCAATCCTACGCACGCGCGGCGCGGCAGATGTCCCGGAAGATATTGAGCAGCAGGACCGCGGCAATTTCTTTTTTGCGGTTTTTCTTTCGGGTGTTGGCGGGGCGGATGAGCCAGCACTCGAAGGGGTCGGGGATCCCCGGCGGTAAACAGTTTGCGGGGTTCAATTCAAGCGTGTCCGCGGCACGCCCCAAGCAGTTGACGGTCGGGCTTATGGCGTCATACGGCTACCGAAAGCGCGGGGGCTCAACAGCCGCCGGGACGGAACGGCTTTTGCAGGACGCTATGACACAGGCGCTTTCCGCGACCGTCGCGGATATGCGGGAGTATGTGGCGACAAAATTGGCGCGGCGCGCGCAGGAAAAAAGCGGGAGGAAATCATGAGTGCTCCATATTGGGACATACGGCGGAAGGTGCAGGACAAGCTGGCGGGGCTTTTGGTCGCCAACTCGGGAGGGGCTTTAGTGGCAGCGGCGGATTGGGCGGGGGCCCCGACACTGGTCCCTGTGCGTGTTGGATTCACGGCGGACCTTATTGAGGACTTGCCCCTTGTGGCGGTGGTCGCGGAC